AGCTAAAAAGTGCTATAATTTAAATAACATTAACAAAGAAATATGAAACTAAACCAAATAATTGGTAGCCAAGAATCTTTAGCGAAGCTTTTAGAGCTTAAAATACCTATTAAGGTTTCCTATAAAGTAAGCAAGTTAATCAATAAAATTCAACCTGACCTTAAAATATACGAAGAAAAGCGTATGGATTTGTTTAAGGAATATGGTGTCTTAGACGAAGAAAAGCAAGTTTATAACTTAAAACCAGAGAACATAGAAAAGTTTAGCGAAGACCTTAAAACCCTTTTAGATACCGATATAGATATGAGTTTTGGAGAAGGAAAGGAATTGGAAAAGATTAAAATCAATGATTTAAGTGGCGAAATTGAACCTAAATATCTTATGGCATTGGATTGGCTTATTGAATAACTATGAAGAATATCTCAATCGTGGGTATAGAAGCCCGAAATAAAGTAATAGAAGGTGCTGATTATCTAGCATCTTCAGTTGTATCAAGCCTCGGACCATTTGGATTAAATTGTCTTATTGAAAATGGCAACAAAATAACTAACGATGGATTTGCTATTTCTACTGCCGTAGCTCCAACGATAGAAAATGAGTTTTCTAGACGTGGTGCTTTAACCTTACATGAAGCCGCTTCTAAAACTAATGATACTGTTGGCGATGCTACCACAACTTCTATAGCCCTCGCTCAAGCAATCTTAAAAGAAGCTATCCGCTTACTTCCAAACGATAAAACACTAGTCGCTAAAAAGAAACCAAGTGAAATCCTTAAAATGATTGAGGAATCTAAGAAAAATGTTATTGAAAAACTCAAAGAATACGCTAAACTCATTACAAGCGAGCAAGAACTTATCGAATCAGCTAAAGTTTCTGTCGAAGACGACACCCTCGCACATCTTATTGGAAGGACACAATATGCTATCGGTAAAGAAGGTTTTATTGTCGCTGAAGAAGTCAACGAAACAACATCAAGTGTAGATATTGTCAAGGGAATTAGAATAGACAATGGATTTGGAACACCTTTTGTTATTACAGACCAAGTAAATCAATCTCTTGAAGTTAGGGATTCTAATATTTTACTTACAAACTACACGATTTTAGAAAGTGATATAATTGCCTTAAAAGAAAAGATAATAAATCCTTTAATCGCTCAAAAGAAACACCAGCTTATTATAATCGCTCGTGCTTTTGATTCAGGTGCTATTAAGCTTTGTATGAATTCTTTACAAGCAGGATTTGCCATTTATCCTATTAACGCTCCTTATGTTTATCAAAGTGAAGTTATGAAGGACCTCGCAGCAATTACAGGAGCGCAATATTTTGATACCGAAGACTCACGACTCGAAGATGTAGACGAAAGACACTTAGGATTTGTGACTAAACTTGTAGCACGAAGATTTGATGCAATTATTACAGGACCACTGGATAGTGAAAATATTCTTGTATTGGATGCTATAAATACTCGTATTAAACAGCTTGAAGAAAAACTGATAAACGCCTCGGATTTTGATAAGAAGCTACTTCAGCAAAGAATAGCCCAGTTTAAGAGCGGATTTGCTATTCTAAAGGTAGGAGCAGAAACCTTACTTGAACGAAAGTATAAGAAGGACAAAGCAGATGATGCAGTTAATTCAGTACGGTTAGCATTACAAGAAGGTACTGTAAAAGGTGCAGGGTTAGCTTTTAAGGAAATCTCAGACACTTTAGTAGACGATGATATACTTAAACGACCACTTCTTGCTATCTATAACCAGATTATGACAAGCGCACCAGAAGGATTTGTAATCGAGGATTGGGTTAGAGACCCTTATCTTACTTTAGTAGCTGCTCTAACAAACGCTTGTAGCGTAGCAGGACAGATAGCAACGATTAACTCAGTAGTAACGGCGGAAGATACTAAGACTTGTAATTGTAATAAAAATTCAAATGAATAATAATAAAGATATAAAAATGGAAGAGCTTAATCATTGGAAACTAAACTCCGATAGATTCATAGAACTTAAAACCTTCTTAGATGAGACGGTAGAATTACATGGTATAGACCAAAGTGATACTGTTTTAGGTGTAATGCCAGATGGTGATATTTTTTATAAGATAATTCCTAAAAAAGAAGTTAATATAGTGAGGAATAGTATTAGGCGAAACCCAATGTCTTAATTGTGAAACGGCTTCATTGGTATTAGATATGATTGTTCAACCTAAAACTAACGAGATTAAATAAATGGCACATGCAGGCGGAAGACCATCAGAATATACGAAAGAAACAGCAGATAAGATATGTCATCAATTATCTGAAGGTATTTCTTTACGGACTGTATGTTTAGCGGATGATATGCCTGATAAGCAAACGGTGTTTAGTTGGATGAGAAAATACCCAGAGTTTCTCGACCAATACGCACGTGCAAAGGAAGAATCCGCTGACGCAATGGCTGAAGATGTCCTTGCGATTGCTGATGAAAGTGAGAACGATTGGATTGATAAACAATTCGGTAAAACAACAGTTAGAGTTATTGATAATGAAGCGGTACAACGCTCTAAACTTCGTGTTGATACTCGTAAATGGTTGATGTCTAAAATGAAACCTAAAAAATACGGTGAAAAACTTGATTTAACAAGTGACGGCAAAGCACTTCCTTCGCCAATATATAATGGAAAATCTAAATAACTTTCAGTTCTCAGATACAACCGCTACCAAAAAGATATTTGAATTAAAGAAACGTATCCGAGCAGTAGCAGGCGGTACATCAGCCAGCAAGACTATATCTATTCTTGTCTGGCTTATTGATTATTGCCAGTCTACAAAGAACGAGCTGTGTTCAGTAGTTTCTGAGTCTTATCCGCATTTAGAAAAAGGTGCGATGCTAGACTTTGAGAACATAATGAAAGACAGAGGATACTGGAAAGACGATTTATGGCATCAGACTAAACACGTTTATACATTTGAAACAGGGAGTAAGTTAGAGTTTTATTCGCCTGATACCTATGGTAAGGCTCATGGACCGCGCAGAGATGTGCTGTTTGTAAACGAAGCTAATAATATGGACTATACGATTATAGACCAGCTTATAATTCGTACACGTAAAGTAGTTTGGATGGACTGGAATCCTTCAGCGGAGTTTTGGTTTTATACTGACATGTTACCCAATCGTCCGAATGACATTAATTTTATTACGTTGACTTATAAAGACAATGAAGCTTTAGACGAAGTTACTGTACAGGAAATTGAATCACACAAGAACAATAAAAACTGGTGGCAGGTTTATGGACTTGGACAGTTGGGAACTATAGAGGGGCGAATTTATAAAGACTGGAACGTCATACAAGATATACCTTTTGAAGCACGCTTAGAACGCAGAGGTACGGACTTTGGTTATTCAAACGACCCGACCGCTATAGTAGATGTTTATTATTATAACGGTGGATATATTTTAGATGAACAATGCTATCGTAAAGGGCTTTCAAACAAGAATATAGCTGATTTAATTAAGAATTATCATCATCCTGATACGTTAATAATCGCTGATAGTGCCGAACCCAAGAGTATAGATGAGCTTAAAATGTATGACTTAAACATTTTACCTTGTATTAAAGGTGCAGACTCAATTCGCTCTGGTATTCAGTTTGTTCAACAGCAAAAGATTTCAGTTACCGCGAGGTCAACTAACTTGCTTAAAGAATATCGAAACTATATGTGGCAGACTAACACTGATGGTAAGGTTATAAACAAACCAGAGGAAGGAATGGACCATTTAATGGACGCAACACGTTATGCACTTAACTCAATCGTTGCACCTGCACAGTTTATTTCAAAAGCGACGGTACAATATTTTGATTAAAAACTTTTTTTGTGCTATACTATGCTCAACTTAGTAAATTAAATTTACAATCGTGATAGGCAGAATTGTTACTGATACTAAAACTGGTTTACCACTCGACGGAAATGGAAAAGCTCTCGAGGTTTCGAGTTATAATCCACCAGATGAAATAAAAAAGTTGTTTGCAAGGTGCCAGAGTGACTATTCCGTCGCGTGGAGTTTACAGAATCGTCCTTTTCCTGAATTTGATGGTTACTCCTTACTAGAACGTACTCGAATGGACCAAGAAACATTTGGTGCTTTCGTAGGCGCTGAATACGTCCCACAGAATAAGAAATGGCGTTGGAAAGGACGAAAGAATACAGCTCGTAACATGATTATTGGGATACTTGCTCACGTTATAGCTGGTATGCTTTTCCCATATTGTTATGCTTATAACGAAGAAGATGAAGAAGACGAAATGACCGCTAAGGTTATGAAAATCTTAATCGAAGACCATCTTAAGAAAGCAAACTATGAGTTGAAGTTCATGTACATGATGACTTCTGCTTTAGTAAATCCAGCAGTCTTCGTGGAAGTTGAATATGTAGAAGCCATGCAAAGGATTAAAGTTAAAAATCCCAATGGCACTTATCGCATAGAAGAAGCAGTCGATGAATTACTTTCAGGTTTAAATTTGAATATAATTCCTATTGACTCGTTGCTTTTAGGAGATTTTTATACGTTTGAAATGCAGAAACAGCCTTACATGATTAAGGTTAGACGTATTAGTTATGACCAAGCACGAGCTGAGAACGCTGGTAAGTGTTTTATTGGTGATAAAGACCAGTTTGATTTCGTGAGAGCTGGAACTACTCGTGTTGTTCAATCAGGTGTTGCTAACCAGACTTTATACGATATTCAATGGACAGAAGCTGATGAAAATTATGTTCAAGAACTTACATTTTATTACAGAGGTGAAGACTTACAGGTTAAATTCGTAGGCGGTGTGTTTATAGGTGCTTTTGACGAATCAAACCCAGACCAGATTTATAACATGAATCCGTTTGAACATCGTAGAATGGCTTTAATCGGTAATGATTGGATTTCAGTCCCAGTATATCCTTTTGCTAAGTCTGGGTTTGAACCGTTAGACCCACAGATGAGATTTGCTTACTATAAGTCAGCAGCTTTCAAAGAGTTTTGGGATGATGCCTCACAGAATAGAGCTTATCAATTAGCTCAAGACGGTATGAGTTTAGATGTTATGAAGCCTGTATTTATGTCGGGTGTGGCTAAAATCGACTCTACTGTGATGGTTCCAGGAGCAACAATAGGAATGCCAGCAGGAGCATCAGTAACACCTTACCAACTCGGTCCTAATATCGCTGCTGCTCTACAAGTGATGCAACAGAACGTACAAGATTTAAGCGTATCTACTTCAGATCAACAGAACTCTGGTAACCCGCAAGCAGGTGTTAGTGCCACAGCAGTTAATAAAGCAGACCAGAACGCTCGTGTTATTCTCGGGGTGTTTGGAAGTATGATTGTCGACCTTGTTAAGCAAATTGGTGAGCTTACAATCGATGAGATTATAATGCACACCACGATAGGTACTATTGATGCAACTATTCCTGACTCCTTAAACATGAAGTTCCGTACTATTCTTTCTAAGGGCAAAGAAAACGGCAAAGACGTAACGAATAAGATAAACTTTGACTCCCAAATGATGGGCTGGAACTTAACACCTGAAAAAGCTAACGAGATGGAATGGAATTTGTTTTACAAAGCAGGGGGAATGAACGCCAAACAAAGAGTTTACCAAGTTAATCCTTACAAGTTTGCAAGACATCGTTTCTCGTTATACATTGACCCTGACCAGATTATCTCTCGCTCAATGGGTACAGACCAACTACGAAATGCTAGAGCTATCAATATCCTCACAAGCCCTCAAATAGCTCCGTATGTTGACCAACAAGCTGTGGTAGATAAGTTTGTGCTTGAAGAATACTCTGATGGCGACCCTGACCAATTTAAGAGCAAACATCCGCCAGGTGATATGCTTAACACTGCAATGGGACTGCAACCGCAAGGACCAGCGCAACAAGCGGGGACAATGCAGATGTAAAGGTCGAATTTAATT